TTAATGAGGGCTAACTTCTGCCGCCAATCTGCCGCCACTTTTCGCCATAGCTATTGGATTGAGTTTTATAGCTGTTTCTAAATGCTCTGGGGCAAAGTGGGCGTATCTCATAGTCATACTGATGTCATGATGCCCCAAGATTTTTTGAAGCACTAAAATGTTGCCGCCGTTCATCATAAAATGTGCAGAAAAAGTGTGCCTCAGTACGTGTGTCATCTGGCCTTTAGGTAGGTGAATAGATGAATTCTTGATTGCCCTTAAAAAATTGTAATGGCAGTCATCGAACATGATTTCTTTCTTGATGCCGTTAAGTTCTTTGTAAAACTCTTTTGAGATCGGCACCGTACGATTTTTCTTGCTTTTAGTATTGGTGAACGTGATTTTGCTGGGGCTTAGTTGTGACCTGCGAAGATTTTGTGCCTCACTCCATCGTGCGCCGGTAGACAGGCATATTCTTATTACGCGATTCAAATCGACGTCTGCGCTACTGATTTCTAATAAACGCTCTATCTGCTCCTGATCAAGCCAGGCCATTTCACGTTCAGTAGTGCTTAACTTTCTTAGCTTCTCAAGTGGATTGGGTAAGGACCATTCACCAAGCCTGCTAAGTTCGCTAAACATGCTGTTCAAGTGAGAGTGGTCCATATTCAAAGTGGTGTTTGATGCACCATAGGGAAAGCGTTTATCTAAATAAATTTCTCCACTCAATCGCATCTTGCGATAATGGGCAAAATCATTTGCAGTGAAGTCGGTGGCGCGAGGATTTCCCAAAGCGTTAGCAATAAGTTTCAGTTTTCGGAAAACCATTAAACCTGACGATAAAGTCTGCCCATGCAGGTCATACCAAAGCTGAGCTAATTCTAAAAGAGATCGCTTGTCGGTTTTTTCAATGCTCCACGGCCTGCTTGCTGATTCATTCATTACATATTGTTCGTAAGCAACGGCCTCCCCTTTTGTCGGGAACGACTTCCTGATTCGCTTCTTATCGCGTCCTTGTGGGTAGCACTCACAAAGCCATTTCCCTGTCGAAAGTTTCCGCACGCTCATAGTTAGCCTTTGCGCATAACCAAAGAGACAAATCCAACAAATTTCACGTCAGACATAGGGCAGTCAAAACTACCTGACTCATTGGAAATTCTTACTTTCTGCTGAGGTAGGCGCATCACTTCTCTAATCGACTTTTTGCCGTCTATATCCATCAGCCACAATCCATCACACACGTCTTTAGCACCCTGGTCCATAAGGTATCTGCCCTTGCCAACGAAGAGTACGCAAGGTGAACTTAGATCCTCTGGATAAAGCTGCTCATCATAAAAAAGTGATTCACCTGAAGTGAGTTCACCATTCTCAAGCACAGCACTGGGAACTTTTAACGTAAGGTGGTTCTCATTTGCGTACTTTTCCCCCGTCCCAAAAGCCAGCCACTCAACATTAATTCCGGTTTCAATAGATGCTTGAATCACCCAATCAGCAGGAAATATGTCTCTCATGTATCTGGAGGCCATTGTGCTTTTCGCTACTCCGAGCTTGTCACACAAGGCCTGACGAGTTTTGAAGCCGTAAGCCTCAAGAAGCCGTTGTACTACTTTCTGACCACCTGTATTAAAGTCCATAGTTCTCATTGGGGTTCAATTTAGTTTGACAGGTACCCCATATCGGATCTAAATTGTCCTCGAAGTTCTAATTCGGGTTCTTCTTAGGTCTGATTGGGCTTAATTAGATATCAATAAGCAAACATTGAGAGTATTGCATGATGCAAAACAACATTTCAATCACGCTTCTGGTTCCTCACATGACTAAGGAGCGCTACAGCGAAGCTACTGGCCTTGATATGAGCACCATCGATCTGATGCTGGGCGATGGCCGTTTGTCTCCTTTTCGTCATCGTCTTGGTAAAGAGGGCAAGCGCGAAAAGGTTCTAATTAATCTTGTGGCGCTAAGCGCTGATGCCATTCGTTCTTATCAGGAGGCTGAGCAGCAAGCAGCAAAACTTTCCAAGTCATTGAGCCGCAATCCCTTAAAAAGTACTCAATAGCATTATCGGAACAGGGAAGGGTGATTGCATGTTTGATTTTCGAGTTTCTACACATAACCATTTTGATGATGCTTGCCGGGAGTTTGCCCTGAAGCACAACATTATCCAGCTGGCTAATAAAGCCGGGCTGAACCCACAAACCATACGTAACAAACTCAACCCGGAGCAGGTTCACCAGTTAACCGTTCGTGAAATGCTGCTGCTGACCGATCTCACTGAAGACGCAACGCTGATCGACGGTGCGCTGGCGCAACTGCAGTGCTTGCCATGTGTTCCGGTTAACGAAATGGCGCATGAGAATTTGCCTGCTTATGTCCTAAAGGCTACTGCCGAAGTGGGTCAACTGGCTGCCGGTGTGGTCTGCCAGGAGCAATTAACAACTGCCTGCCGCCGTAGTCTGGTCCAGAACGTACACGCAGGGATCCGCTGTCTGACTCTTGCAGCACTAGCGGTTCAGGCACGGGTGCATTCTAACCCTGCACTTTCAGGTACTGCTGATGTGTTAAGCGGTATCGGTGCATCAATCGGGATGGTTTGAGATATGGCGTTTTCAGTGGCTCCGCTTCTGAAGCGGCAAAGTCCGTCCCACGCATACGGCCACGGCTGGATTGCGGCAGAGAAGGGCAGGCGCTGGCACCCGGCAATTTCACAGGCCGAACTGCTGGCAGGTTTAACGGGCAAGAGGAAAGAATCATGGATTACAAAGCTGAAAGTATTACTGTTCAGATGAACGCGGGGCAGCGCGCAAGTGCCCTTAATCATATCTCTGCGCTTCGTACCATGATGTACGGCGATTGCAGCAATGAACTCAAACGCTTTATCGCAGATATGCGTAATAAGCGTGATCACCATGCTGAACAGAATAGCCGCGCACTGAGCGCAATTTTCTTCCTGGCTAATATCAGCAAGGAACGTCACAGCGTTGATTTCAGTGAACTGACGAGTGACGAAGTTAAGGCGCTGATTAGTGCAATGAATCACTTAAAAGCAGTCGTGAGTTTATTTCCAAAAAATCTGACGTTACCTAATTAATTAACCCACCGAAATTAAATGGCGTAAACCCGCCGGGCATCCTTTTGCCCGAATTCAGGAGAAAGAGAAATGCGAAATATCCAGACCCGTAATTTTAAAGCTGACGACGACGCGTTAAGCGCTCTACTGAGCAAGGCAAAAACCGAGCAGCGTAGTGATGATGCGCTGTCCGTTTCTATCCGCCTGGCCGCACTGGCAATTCATGCCCGCCAGCAGGAAATGTCAGCGGCGGAAATCATCGAGCTGCTTGACAAAGAAGCAGAACGCTTTGAGAACCAGGCGCAGGAGCTGCACTGATGGCTGATTCAATGGACATGGTACAGCAGCGCGTGCAGGAAGAACTGGCGCGCAATCTGGCTAACGCGACTCACCGCCCGTCAGGGGCGAGTGAGTTTTTCTGCCTGTCGTGTGGCGAAGAAATCCCGGAGAAGCGCCGCCGCGCACTGCCGGGCGTTTCCCTCTGCGTGACCTGCAAAGAAATCAGTGAGCTGAAAAGCGTGCATTACAAAGGGGCGGCATTATGAAGACCATCCTGAAATGGGCCGGCAGCAAGTCCGGCCTGATGCCTGAACTGATTAAGTATCTGCCAGCAGGTGATCGTCTGGTTGAGCCGTTTGCCGGTTCCTGCGCGGTCATGATGAATACGGATTACCCGGCCTATCTGGTGGCGGATGTTAATCCCGATCTGATTAACCTCTATCGTCAGGTTAAAGAGCATACGCGCCCGTTTATTGTCGTTGCGTTATCGCTCTTTACTCAGAATCAGACTGAGGAAAGTTATTATCAGGTTCGCGAAGATTTTAACTTCACCGCTTCGCTGCCACTGCTGGAACGTGCAGCGCAATTTCTCTACCTGAACCGCCACGGCTACCGTGGCCTTTGCCGCTATAACAAGCGTGGCGAATTCAATAATCCATACGGCCATTACAAACAGCCATATTTCCCGCTCGCCGAAATCGAAGCGTTTGCCCTCAAGGCACAGCGCGCCACGTTTGAATGCCAGGGTTACAGCGCCACCCTGAACATGGTCCGTGACGGTGATGTCGTTTACTGCGATCCACCGTATCACGGCACATTTACCGCTTATCACACAGATGGATTCAGCGACGATGATCAGCACTCGCTGGCCTGCATCCTGCTGGGTATCTCTGAGCGTAACCCGGTCATCGTTTCAAACAGCGACACACTGTTTACCCGCAGCATCTTCCGCGAATTTGAGCTGACAAAAGTCACTGCTACACGCTCTGTTGGCGTAGCTGCCGGACAGGGTAAGCACGCAGCGGAAATTATTGCTGTCCGCCATCTTCAACATATGGCTTCAATGTGACCGATATTGCCGTAAACGCTGCTGAGTCTAATAGTGACTATCACGCTGCCCTGAAAATGCAGCGTGAGAATTATGGCGTCAGAACGCCGCGTGACATGACCCTGGCTGAGTTGAAGCTGTGGAACGCTAACCCCGATGACCACGGGTGGCGGAGCCAGTACCTGCATGACATGCCTGATTATCTGGCCGGGTACTTCGCTGACCGTTATCAAAAAATCCTTTCAGGAAAACATGGCCGTCGACGAGCCAATGCGTTTCTGCGCCAGACGATTGGCCAAAGCGTATTGCCGCGTCTGCAGCTTGTACGCACTCGCTACCGGTTGAACGATGCGGCGCAGTTTGAGCTGCCCTTTATTAGACAGCTTGATCGCCTTCCGACGCTGGACCGCCAGGATATTCGCGATCTGGCTTACAAGGTGGCCTCCTTCCTGTCACAAAGTCTGGCTGAGTTCGTTGATAAGGTCTCCATGCCACATGAGGCGGACGAGCTGGCTGTGACGCTCACCGGATACCGCTACATCGCTGAACTGGCTGCGCTGACAGGAACGCAACCACCTTACTTTGCAGAGTTCTGTTCAGCTAAAGGTGAATTGCCTCTGCGCAAAGCCCAGTCTGGTCTGCTTCGCATGATGGCTCCTGGATGGTGGCGTGGCCGCCTGAAGCAAATGCGAGATTTACAGCGTGAACACATGGCTATCGCTGTTGGTCAGGTACAGAAAGCCGCATCACCTTACGTTTCCCGCAGTACGCTGGCCGAATGGATTGAGCAGAAAAAACGTAACCGCGAATTCTTCAAACGCTTTGATCTCATAAATCAGGATGGGGACCGTATTGCGCTGGATGAAATGGTCAACCGCAGCGTGTCCAATCCGGCAATACGCCGCCGCGAATTGATGACCAGAATGCGTGGGTTTGAGGATGTCGCTAATGAAACAGGGTGCGTAGGTGAGTTTTATACAATCACAGCACCATCACGTTATCACGCAGTTTACAGCCAGGGCGGCTTTGTTTCTCAGTGGAACGGTTCAAGCCCACGTGACACCCAGCGTTATCTCTGCCGTGTATGGGCGAGGATCCGCGCGGCAATGTCACGCGAAGCTATTCATGTCTTTGGCTTTCGCGTTGTTGAACCTCACCATGACGGCACGCCGCACTGGCACATGCTGCTGTTTATGCGCCCTGAAAACGTCCAACGGGTTCAGCAAATTATGCGTGATCAGGCTTATAAAGAGGATTCCGGGGAGTTGACCACACCGCAGGCAATGAAAGCACGCTTTCATGCCGAGCCGATCGACCCTGAGAAGGGCAGTGCGACAGGCTATATCGCCAAATATATTTCGAAGAATATCGACGGTTACGCGATGGACGGCGAGAAAGATGATGAAACCGGCGCAAATATGCGCGACACGGCTAAGGCTGTTTCGGCATGGGCTTCACGCTGGCGTATTCGTCAGTTTCAGCAGATCGGCGGTGCGCCTGTGACTGTCTGGCGTGAGCTGCGCCGTATGGGTGATGCACGTCTGCCAGATAAGCAGATGGATGCGGTACTGGCGTCAGCTTCCGTTGCCAGCTGTTGGGCGTCCTATACGATGGCGCAGGGCGGGCCGTTAGTTGCGCGTGAGGATTTAGTGATCCGCCTTTGCTATGAACTTACCGAAATGGGTAATGAGTACGGCGAAGATGTTCAGCGGGTGCAGGGTATCTATTCGCCCATGGTACCGGATTCAGAAGTTATGACGCGCCTGGTCAAGTGGGAAAAGGTTGCTAAATTGGCCGAAGTGTCAGCGGAGGCTGGTTTTTCTGGCGGCATTGCCGCCCCTTGGAGTTCTGTCAATAACTGTACGGGGCCACAGATCAGGCGGTTAGAGCTGGAACTAAAAGCCAGAGGTTTTAATGGCAGCGATGAGGAAATTAAGCTGCTTTTACAGGGATGTAATCTTAATGCGGGAGCAAATATGCGATTGTTTTTTGATAAGGGCAGACTGCAAGAGGCAAGGCTGTAGCAATCAGCCTGTCTACCCTTTTGGTGGCCTCTAAATATCGCCAGCTAATCGCCGTCCGAGAATAACTGTCACTTCATATTTAAGCAGGGCTGCTTTCTGCTGGCATAAAGCAATCGCTTTTTGCCATTTGATCGTATCGGGTGCCAATGGGTCATGGGCTGAAAGCCGTACTTCAAGCAGTGTTCTGCCGGTTCCACGTTCACCGGCAATGAGGTATGCAGTACGCAACGGAGAGTGAAGTTCGATGCATGCTTTTCTCATAAGTTGTTGGTCCTCATAACTATTAAATTTTCAAATTTACATGAGCAGGGCCATTTTTACCTTAAAAAACAGTTCACATTTGATAACTCATACTATACTGTACGCATATACAGTTGTTGTGTCGAGGGAGGACAAATGAGCGATTATCTTCTGGAGGAGATTAAACTCCAGCGCATTGATTTTATTTTAAAAAAAGTTGCTTTTGATACGTGCGATTTTGAAGAAAAAGAGATGGCTATTCACTGGTTAGTAGAGTTATCAGGTGAATTGATGACTGAGCTTAGAAAAGCCAAATCATTTAAATCTGAAGTCAAACGCCATTGAGAGGAACTTATGCATATTAAAATCATGATTAACAAAGAGCCGAAAATCAGTGAAGACATTTCCAGCGCCAAATCAGTGAAGACATTCCCAGCGCCCTTGAAGCTGAGCTTTAAAGAAATTTTCTGCCGATTTACCCCGAAACAGGTATTCGTACCCGTAAGGGTAGTGCTCACGGAGTGGTCCTGAGCGGAGTCAGACAGGACGATAATAAAAAGAGTGTTATGTATATTCTGCAGGCAGTATGGGAAGACTATAGCTGGCAGTATCAACACTGATAATGTTGCCAGCGTCAAAATTTATTTTGTCGCTGGCAACTTTGAACAACGAGAAATTGCGAGGCGTTAGCCGTGGTGGTCATTTTGAAAATGATCGTCCGCTTTGTGCCAGAAGCAGACATTATTGATATCTCAGATCTTTAAGCGGCGAAGGAACGAACTAACACGGTGGAAATATTAAATCCATTATATGAATCACTAAAAAAATATTTACAGAGTTTGAGAGGATATCCCAAACTCTTATTCTGAATTATTATTTTATCAACTCCATCCACGAGTTTGTAACATCTTTAGTATCAAGTTCATAATTAAGCTTCGAAAGGCTTTCTGTGTATTCTATTCTTTGTTTGTCTGTCAAAACACTTACCTTCAACTCTCCGGTTAGCGCATCTCGCTCCATCGCTTTGTAAACCAGTAAATCTTTATTTTTTATGCGAGAAAGGATTTTTAACGCCACGGAATAACGCCCTTTTTCAATTTCCAATCGACACTCCAATCCTAGCCTTATGTCATTTTTCTTATTATCAAATTGTTTTGATAAACGACTTATAATATCTTCCGCTTCTAAAAGTTTTCCCGAGCGAGTATAACAAGTAGCTAATTGGGAAAGGATTCCAAAAGGTGGTCGTTCTCCTTTGAAACATGCCAAAGCATTTTTGGCGGCATCTAACGCTGCAGATACGTCACCAAACCTTAATTCAACTGTTGATAACCGATGTTGCACAAATGAAACCGTATCAAGTTGTTCAAGCTTAAGTAACCCTTTTCTAGCTTGTTCTTCATTACCTTCTCGAGTGGCAATTTGAATAAATAGGTCTACAATAAATTTTGTTTCGTTACGTTTCATTGCCTCCAAAACATAACGTTTTGACTCTGCAATTTGATTATTTAAGTAATAGCACATAGCTAGTTCACGTTTAAGTGAAACGCCCGTATGTCCACTTCTTTCAGACTCAAGAAAATAGTTTATCGCATCAACTAGCTCACCTCTTTTTCTATGATAAAATCCACGAAGGAAAGATATATTTTTTCTTGGAGCATGGCGCGAATAAGAATCGATACGTCCTAATGCATGATCCCATTGTTCATCCTGTATAAAACTTCTAATAAGTAACTCTGTAGCCTTTTCGTTATGGGGGATCTCATAAAGAGATAGCTCAGCAAATCGAACGCATTGCTTAAAATCTCTCTGGTGATAATATTCTTCTGCAAGCTTTATTAAATCATTTGACATGTGAAATGTTTCGTCGATTGATTGCCCGCTGCGTGCTGCAGCTTTAAACAACAACCTCATGAGGTCTAATCTTGGCAACTCTTCATTTTGAGAGGCTAAATACTTATTTAAAGAATTGTAAGTAGCTGTATGATCAACATCTCCTTCTTCGCGGAACAAGTTAATTACTGAATCAGCAATAGGATCTGAAATTTCATATAACCCATTATCATTTAATACAACTAACGAGTGTTCAATAAGTTTAATTACACTACCTGCAACCTGCTTAGCATCCGAGTCCACTACATCAACTATAACGTTGATAGGGATTGGGCTATATTTACCTAACAAATTCAATATTTTTTTGTCAGTTGTATCAAAAACATGCTTAGTCAAGAAATTAACAAAAAAAGAAACTCTAAACTGAACAAGTTTATACTTCTCAGACAATAGTGCTTCTATTCCATATATTTTCAATAATTTAACTGCATAGTAAACAGATGGTGGAAAACCATTAATATATTCACTTAGCTCTGATATTTGAGTCGCTGTTAAAACTATGCTGTTATCAGTTGCTGCTTTTGATATTAAACGTTTTACATGCTCTTGAGGTAGTGGATTTAAAGGTAATGAGTTATCTAATTCGTTAGATTTTCTGTTAGAGATAACAAATAAATATATTTCATTTATTGATGCTATATTGGTTAATATAGTACGGATCGATTGCCTATGATAACCATCTGAAGTAAAAATGCCGCCATCATCTATTAAGACTGGTAATTCTTTATTAGCTATCGCTGTGATTAGAAGGTTTTTTATCCTTTCAATTAATTGAGTTTCGGTTTCATTTTTTACGGTTTTAATAATATACTCAAAACCTTCTTTAGTTGAATATGGTTCTAATTGAGCAGAAAGTTTTACTGCAACATCTACTAACTCATCTCCATCAGAAATGTTTATAGGTAATAGTCTGTTAAAAGCTAATGTAAGATTAGCTGCGTGAGTTAAAAATGTGCGACGCCCTATATGAGGAAGTCCAAATATAGAGGCAACCCTGGGAGCTGGTAACCCTATAGGTGTCATCATAATTTGGAATCTTTCAAGATCAGCTGTGCGCCCCTCAAAGTATTGTTTGTGAGTCGCCATTAAACTTCTGTCAATCTGATGTCTAATTTCTCTGGATACTAGTTTTGGAATATTAACTGATAAAACCTTAGCACGATTCAACCATGGAGGTAAATCTCCAAAGCTTATCTCCGAATCAATAATAAATACGATTGCTTTCTCCATATTCTTTAATAAAATTTGGTATCTAGCCTCTGTGATTTCGAAATCTACCCATATGCTATTAAGCGATAACTTGCTAGCAAAAAGAACGAAAATAGAGCTATCAGATAAGTGTTTTTCTATAGAATCTTTGAAGCTTTCTGAAGTATCAAACATTTGTTCATCAAATACACAATATTGTCTTCCTAAATCATGCGCAACTGACCTGACAAATTCTTTATCAGCCCATGAATGTGAAAGGAATGCTTTACTCATAAATTCTCCTTGATAAGGCTATACCAATCTGATAATGAATAAACATTCTCATAAGAAGCGATTCTTATCAAGAGCAATTTATTTTTTATAAAATTGAGCACTATCTAGGTTGATAGCGTCATCCGTGCATTATGAAAAAATTTTTATTATGTCTGACTGGATTTGAGAAACTCAAAACAGGTAAAATTAGCGCCCCAACTGTACGCTTGTTTTTCGTTCAAAGCTGATCTTCAGCTTTGTTAGCTTGTCTGCTTCGTTTCTCAAGCGGTCATTTGGTTGGTATTTACATTTCCCTTGTGATGCATGTCTATAGTGCATGAGATCGCATGATCGTTTAAGGATCGGCTAAACGCTGCACCGCCAGTTCTGGCGGGCTTTTGCTTATATCATGCACCTGCATGAAAACCGCTACATAAAGCGGACAGGCGTGGCGGGGCTACGAGCGCGCGCAAGAGCTTTTAAAACACAAAATTTTGTTGTAAATTCGTAAGAAAATTTTACGGATTAATCCTATGTTCAAGTACTGGCTTGCTTGGGGGAGTTTGTTTGCACTACTCATGGTTTTCATGGGGTCTATACCCTTTTCACCATTTGAAAAATGGTGGTTTACTGCGAACTTTATGTCCAATGTCGGAATCATAAAGGCATTTTTATCGGTTCTAATTTTATGCTTGGTTGCTTACCTGTTAATAATTGGTGCTGCTTATAAACGTTACTCATTCAGAATTGAGCAATTAAATTTTGGAGGAGTAAATGTTCTTTTTGATAACTCTGACATTCTCTTCAAAAAAACAATTAAGAATTACCTTGATACCAAGAGGAGCTTATTTAAATTAGATGCTCATCATGATGCATTTGATGAAGTGCTTAACTCATATTTTGAATGCTATAATTTCATTAGGACTGAAATAAGAATCCTAAATTTGAAAAGGCAACGAGATAGAGAGCTATACAATATTGCAAATGAAGCTTTGAAGGTGCTGAATATTTTTCTGACTGAACATCAAAACAACTACAGGCGCTGGCATAAATATGTGTCAGAGAAGGACAGTGTTCTTACTCAGGATAAAAATAATGATGGGGATTTCATTTCATTGTCCTACCACTTAACCCCTATTGGCACAGTGCAAATCCATTATTATCATTTTAATAAAATACTCGATGGATTCTCTGATGTGAATAAATTCTTTAGTAGTGAATTTGCTACTAAATTTAATGTTAACTTAAATAAATGGAGTTAGTGATGCATAAAACTTTTTTGAGCTACCATCACTCAAATGAACAAGATTTAAAAGATGAACTAATAGAAAAGTTTGGGGGTGCTAATTTCATAGATAAATCCGTTGGTGATGGGGATATAAGTACGACAATAAGCGAAGAGTCCATTATGAGAAAGATTCGCGAAGAATATCTAGTTGATACGACGGTCACTATTGTGTTAATTGGGACTGAAACAAAAAATAGGCCGTTTGTTAATTCTGAAATTCAAGCTTCGCTTTGGGGTGACAACTATAATGGATTGATTGGTGTCATTAGAGACGAAATTTATGATGATGTTTTTACTCCAGCAACATGTTCAGATGGCAGTTGTGGGTGTAAGCTCAATCTTAGAAAGGTCGGGTGGGGATATGACTATTACTTGCCTTATTTGATAAAAGAAAATCATGTTTACCAAAAAACGGTCCCGCATTACAACGATACGGATGTTTTTTGCTCACTAGTAAAATACTCTGATTTTATAAAAAACCCAGAATTTTACATAGATCAGGCTTTTGATAAAAGAAAAGCCATGGAACCTGCAGCTAAAAGAAACACTGCAGATGTTCCTGCAATTCGCGCAAAATCATTGCTTAGTTGGTAAATGTATTGGAGCATATAAATTATGCTCCTATCCTTATATTATTCAGACTCTAATTCATAACGACTAAATTTTACTACCTCTTCTCCAAGCCAAACGTTAAGTTCTTCAAAACGCTTTTGCAATGGCATGAGTTCATTGCGCACAAACACCTTGCTAGCCTTTTCCACGTCACCAAACCCGCCCGTGTTGCTGGGGATAATCCCCATAAGCTGCGGCGGCACACGATGCACGGCCAGCATGTCGTCGCGGCTCACGTTCTTGATGTTGAGAAACTCATCCTTTGCCGCCACCTCAGACAGTGGAATGATCTGGATGCCGTCCTTTTTCCCGTTCGGGCTGTACATAAACAGGTTACGGAAGTTGCCCGGCCCTTTTGCGCTTTTCATGGCGCCGCGGATATTGTCCACGTCCTGCTGGCTCTGCGCCGGGTCGGTCATGTACATGATGAAACCCGCATGGCTGCCGTTAAGGTAATACTTGCGGCGGAAAAGCGTAGCCGACTCGTTCAGTAGCGCCGACGGGATGGCCGACAGGTAGCCCGGCAGACCGTAAATCTCCTGATTAATGTCCGGCTCCATCAGGTGAAACACGCTGCCCTTCTCGAACTCATACGGCTCCGTGTTGATGCCATAGTGCGCATACCAGTACGTGTCTAAATCGAGGCCGCGCCGGGTGAACTTTGCCAGCGACGGCTCCAGCTTCAGCACGTTACCGAGGCGGCTGGTCCGCTTCTCCAGGTAGGCATTGCCGAAAATCAGGTAATCCAGCGCAAAGCGGCTGAACGCCTGCTGACTCAGCAGCCGGTGCGGGATAAAGGTACTCGCCAGAATATTGCACTTTACGCTGATGGGTGAGCTGTGATGCACGGCGGCGCGGAACGTGCGCGCCAGCCCGTCAACGCTCACGGGCGGTTCATACCAGCGATCATTGATAACGCACTCCACGTAGTCCAGCAGTTCGCGGCGGTCCAGCACCGGGATCGGGTCGCCAAAGGTAAACGCCTCCGACGCTGCCCCGCTGGTCATGTTATCCGGCTGCGGCACGGGCTGCGTGCGGGTGCGGTTCCTGCGTTTGCTCATTAATAAATCTCCACAATGTTCTGCGTGTGTGCCGCCTGTCCCTGCAGCGGCTCGTTTGCCAGCGCGTGCATGGTCGCCCAGGCTAAATCGCCGTGGCTGACTTCTTCGCTGCGGCTGGTTTCATAGGTCGGACGGTTGCCGCTGGCCGTGGTGGCCTTGCGGATAGACATGAATGACTGCGCGATGTCGAGGTGGCTGGCGTCAAACTCCAGCCGCCCGCTGGCGATAGTGTCGTAAGCCTTCAGCACCAGGGCGTTTTTCACGTTCGGGTTATAGACAAATTCTTTCACCTGCGGGAAGAAGGCTTTGACGTTCTCATACACGCCCAGCCCGACGCCGGTGGAGTCGATGCCGATATAGGTGACGTTATACTGCTGCGTCAGCGTCCTGATAGCGTCAGCCTGCGCCCGGAAGTCCATCCCGCGCCACTGGTGACGCTCAAGGATGCGGAACTTGCCGCCCGGCACGGCAGGCGGTGCCATGACCACACACCCGGCGCTGTCGCCGTTCTGCGTTCCCTTCGCGGGGTCGTAGCCGATCCAGACCTCTTTCCAGCCGAACGGGCGCAGCGCCAGCGCCTCAAAGTCGGTCCAGACTTCCCAGCTGTCCACCATGCACTTCTGCAGCATGGCCAGCTGGAACACCGACGCCAGATCGTCCATGAACACGCACATCAGCAGGTTCTGATAGTCCTCCGGGCTGTAGCGCGTGCGCAGCTGCTCCAGGTCAAACAGGTCACAGCCGCCGCGCACCGCATCTTCAACCGTGACAATCTGGCGAAACTGGCCGTCTTCACAAAGGCGACCGGCGGCCAGTGACTGATGGCTGAGGTCGATATCAACCCGGTCCGCTTTGGCCCGGCCCTTGTTGAACTGCGAACCGGACCAGAACGGATAGGCGCTGTGCGTGAGGCTGGACGGGGTGGAAAAGTAGGTTTCGCGCCACTTCTTGTGCAGCGCCATGCCGGACGCTACTTTCTGCAGTTCCTGAAACTTCGGGATCCAGAAATATTCATCCAGGTACAGATTGCCGTGATAGCTCTGCGCGGTGCGGGCGTTGGTGCCCAGGAAATACAGGCACGCGCCGTTACTGAGCGTCATCGGGTCGCCCTTCAGGTCTACGTCCACCTCACGGGCAAATTCGATAATGTACTGTTTGAAAACGTGCGCCTGCGCCTTGCTGGCGCTTAAGAAAATCTGATTGCGTCCGGTGGTCAGCGCATCGATCAGCGCCTCGCGGGCAAAAAAGAAGGTGGCCCCGATCTGGCGCGACTTCAGCAGGTTGCGGACTGCATACTTATTTCCGGCCTCCCACCACTGGCGCTGATAGCCGAACATCGAGCCGTGGAAAACCTCCTGCAGCTTCTCAATCTGTTCGTCGCTGAACAGGTTCTTTTCCGGGGGCTTACGCTGGCCTTTGTTGCGGTTCTCCACGTTCGGGTTCAGGTCCGCTTCATTGCCGCCGTTGCTGAATTTGCCGATCCGGGCATGGCGCTCGGACTGGCGCGCCAGCAGGTCGATTTCCTTAAAGTCCTTCCCTTCCTTCTGCTCCTTCATGATGAGCTGGCAGTAGCGTGCGGCGGTGGTCAGCTGCATCTGATCCAGCGGGCCATAGTCGCCCCACTTGTCGCGCTTCTTCCAGCTGTGAACGGTTGCGGGTTTCTCTCCCAGCATTTCAGCAATGCGGGCGATGCGGTATCCCTGAAAGTACAGCAGTAAAGCCTGCCTGCGGGGATCGAGGTCGTCGGGGGCGGGTGTCATGTTCATGCAGCCAAAATACGGCCCCGCCGCTTCCTTTTCCGCCATCCCTCATTGTGTGGTTTCCCGCACAACGTCCGCGCGTTGTTTCGATACCCCTGCCGCCGCAACCATAGGGCCTCACAGAGTTTTACTGACCGGAGCCTGGACAATGGCAAAGAAAGCAAAGCGTTTTCGTATCGGGGTGGAAGGTGCCACCACGGACGGGCGCACCATCGAGCGAAGCTGGCTTGAGCAGATGGCGGCAAATTACAGCCCTGAGCTGTACACCGCCGTGATCAACATGGAGCACATCAAGGGCTACACGCCTGACAGCCCGTTTCGCCGCTTTGGCGTAGTGGAAGCGCTGGACGCTGAAGAAATCAGCGACGGCCCGCTGAAAGGCAAGCTGGGGCTGTATGCCCTGATTAACCCCACTGACGAGCTGGTCACGCTGACCGGCACCATGCAGAAAATCTTCACCTCTATGGAAATCCGCCCGGAGTTCGCGGACACCGGCGCGGCCTATCTGATTGGCCTGGCCGTGACCGACGATCCGGCCAGCCTCGGCACGGAAATGCTGCAGTTCAGCGCCAGCGCCGGGGCGAACCCGCTGGCAAACCGCAAGCAGCATCCTGACAACGTTTTTTCTGCCGCTGAAGAAACTCTGATCGAGTTTGAGGACGTGGCAGATGAAAAGCCCGCCCTGTTTACCCGCATCAAGGCGATGTTCAGCAGACAGCAGCAGACCGACGCGGCCCGCTTCAGCGACGTGCATCAGGCCGTTGAGCTGATTGCCACCGAGCAGCAGGACCTGAGCGCGCGCATTGAAACGGCGCTGAGCGAACAGGCTGACAGCCTGAAATCGCATTTCAGCAGTGCGCTGGGTGAAGAAGTCCTGAAGCGCGAGCAGCTGCAGGCGGACTTCACCGAACTGCAGCAGCAGCTGAGCCGGGAAGATGGCCGCCAGCAGGTCCGCCCGCGCACGCAGGGTAACGGCAGCGGCGGCGAAGTGCGAACCGACTGCTGATACAGCGGCGGCAAACCTTATTAACGAACAGAGAAAGCGAAGCGATGAAAAATACTACCCGTTTTAAGCTGAATGCTTACATGTCGGTGCTGGCAGAAATCAACAAGATTGACCTGTCCGCGCTGAACAGCAAATTCACCATTGAGCCGTCCGTGTCGCAGACGCTGGAAAGCAAAATTCAGGAGTCGTCCGCGTTCCTTCAGGCCATCAACATCATGCCGGTCAGTGAGCAGAGCGGCGAACGGCTGGGGCTGGGGATCGGCACCACCATTGCGGGCACCACCGACACCACCCAGAAAGAGCGCGAGCCGACCGATCCGACCTACATCGACGGCGACGGCTACAAATGCACGCAGACCAACTTTGACACGGCGCTGCCTTATTCAAAGCTGGACATGTGGGCGAAGTTCAGCGATTTCCAGGTGCGCATCCGTGACGCCATCGTGAAGCGTCAGGCGCTGGACCGCATCATGATCGGCTTCAACGGCCTGAAGCGTGAGAAAACCTCCAACCGCGTACAGAACCCGCTGCTGCAGGACGTGAATATCGGCTGGCTGGAAAAAATCCGCCAGGAAAAACCGGCGCAGGTGCTGGGTCAGCACATCGGTGACGACGGGAAGGTGGTGTCGGACAAAATCACCGTGGGCAAAAGCGGCCTGTTCCGTAACCTGGACGCCGTGGTGATGGGCGCGGTGTCGGAAAAAATCGGCGTGCAGTATCAGGACGACACCGAACTGGTGGTGATCTGCGGACGCCAGCTGCTGGCTGATAAGTATTTCCCGCTGGTCAATCAGAGCCAGCCCAACACCGAAGCGCTGGCCGCTGATTTGATCATCAGCCAGAAGCGCATCGGCGGCCTGCAGGCAGTCCGTGCGCCGTACTTCCCGGCGAATGCACTGCTGATCACCCGCCTGGATAACCTGTCCATCTACTGGCAGGAAGAAACGCGCCGCCGCTCGATCATCGACAACCCGAAACGTGACCGCATCGAAAACCTTGAGTCGGTCAACGAGGCTTACGTGGTAGAGGACTACGACTGCACCTGCCTGGTGGAAAACATCGAGCTGCTGGAGCAGGAGCCGGAAAAAGAGCCGGGCGAAATGAGCGAAGCGGAAATTGCCCGCATCGCCGCCGTGGCGGCCAGCGTTGTGAAGTCCATGAGCGGCGCGGGCAGTTCAGCCGCCAGCGCGGACACCACGCAGACCGGTGATGCCGGTGATGGCAGCAAAGGCGGAGCGTAACCCGTGACGAATCCTTTTCGCGCGCATACGCGCTTTATTCAGGCACAGGAGGCCGCCCGGTCGGGCGGCAGTGGCCGCAGCACAAAGGGCTATGACTTGATGCTGCTGCAGCTGAACGAAGACCGCCGCCGCCTCAAGGGCATTCAGTCCAACGTCCGTAAGGCCGAAATCAAAGTGGAGGTGCTGCCAAAGTACGCCGCCTGGGCTGAGGGCGTGCTGAGCGCTGACGGCGCACAGCAGGACGACGTGCTGATGTACGTGATGCTGTGGCGCGTTGACGCCGGTGACTATGCCGGTGCGCTCGCGATTGGCCGCCACGCACTGAAGCACGGCTGGGCGATGCCGCTGGGAAGCCGCACCACGGCGACGGTGCTGGCCGAAGAAATTGCCGACGCGGCGAAGGCCGCCATGCTGGCGAAGACGCCTTTTGATCCGGCCCTGCTGCTGGAGGCGCTGGAGGTGGTGGACGCACACGACATGCCCGATCAGTCGCGCGCCCGCCTGCACAAGTCTATTGGCTGGGTGCTGACGGAAAGCAGCCCGGCGTCCGCGCTGAACCATCTGAAGCGCGCCCTGCAGCTGGACGAGAAATGCGGCGTTAAAAAAGACATAGAGCAGCTGGAGCGGAAAATCCGTAACGGCAGCTGATAACCGGACGTGCCCACGCGCGGGGCGGCACGGGGTGGCGACAGGCAGCGCCGCATCAAAACCCCGTCCACCGCCCACCTATTCAGGAGTAACAGAGCAATGGAATTTATCGCGCCACAGAAGGCGACGGCAGCGCCGGACATTATCCCCAACAACTCATTCTGGCCGGATGTTGATCTGGCGAAGTTCCGCAGCGTCATGCGAGTTGACGGCACCGTGACGCCGGAGCGTCTGCGTCAGGTGGTGCTGACCGCGATGGCGGAGGTTAACGCAGAGCTTTACCCATGGCGTGAGCGGCAGGAGCTGGCCGGTCATAACGGCCTGGCCGACGTTCCGGCTGAGAAGCTGGCCGGTGTGAGCGTGCGGCTGCATCACTATGAAAATGCGGTGTGGTGCTGGACGCGCGCGGTGCTGAACGAGCGCTATCAGGATTTTGACGCCACCGTATCCGCCGTGAAGCGCGGCGAAGAACTGGCTGATGCCAGCGGCGACCTGTGGCGCGATGCGCGCTGGGCCGTCAGCCGCGTGCAGGACATGCCGCACTGCACCGTGGAGCTTATCTGATGAAAGTGCGTGCGCAGCAGTATGACACGGTGGACGCACTCTGCTGGCGTCACTACGGGCGCACGCAGGGCATGACGGAACAGGTGCTGCAGGCAAATCCGGGGCTGGCGGAGCACGGCCCCCTCTTACCGCACGGGCTGGAGGTGGAGTTGCCGGACGTGACAGCGACGGCCACCGTGCAGGCCGTCCAGCTTTGGGACTGAATCATGTGGGAAAAAATCAGCACCTTTTTAACCTGGTGCATTGCGGTGGTGATGGCGTGGCTGGGTGGCATGGACCTGAAGGACGTGTCCACCGTGGCCGGTGTGTTAATCGGCCTGCTTATGGCGCTTATTAGCTGGTACTACAAGCACAAAACCTATCAGCTGCTGGCAAGCGGGCGCATCACGCGGGGGGAATATGAATCTGCAGACCGTTAAACGCTGCGCCGTGGGCGTGGTGCTGGCGCTGGCCGCCTCAATGCCCGGCTTTCAGCAGTTGCACACCTCCGTGGAGGGGCTGCGGCTGATTGCCGATTACGAGGGCTGCCGCCTGCAGCCGTACCAGTGCAGCGCGGGAAAATGGACCGACGGCATTGGCAATACGTCCGGTGTGGTGCCGGGTAAGTCCATCACGGAGCGGCAGGTGGCGGGGAATTTCATCACCAACGTGTTGCGCACTGAGTCGGCACTGGCGCGCTGCGTGGCGGTTTCCATGCCGCAGCAGGTTTATGACGCGCTGGTGTCGCTGGCGTTCAACGTGGGAAGCGGCAACGTGTGCGGCTCCACAATGGTGGCGTTGCTGAAAAAGGGCCAGTGGCGCGAGGCGTGTTACCAGCTGCCGCGCTGGGTGTACGTGAAAGGCGTATTTAATCAGGGGCTGGATAACCGGCGCGGGCGTGAGCTGGCCTGGTGCCTTAAAGGAGTCTGAAATGCAGATGATTAAAAAATGGTGGTTTTCGGCGTCACTCACCGTCCTGCTGACGCTGGTCAGTATCAGTCACGGCAGCTTTGCGGGCTATCCGCTGGCGGCGCTGCTTTGGGCGGAGTTTATCGCATGGGCTTTCATCGGTTTTTCAGGGCTGTGCTGCGCTGCAGCTTTTACCGGCACGGAGCGTAAACGGGTGTTTGCCTGGCTGCTGCGGTTTGCGCAGCTGGCTGACCGCGTGCCGCTCAGGTGGTATCACCGCGTGGTTATCGCAGTGGGGATGTGGACGGCGGGATGGCAGCTGACGGTACTCATGAGCCTGAACGCCTTGTTTTATCGCTGGATGATCAGGCCAGAGCTTAAGCAGGCCGCAGCATGACGCGCGCACTGGCCGTCATCGTGCTGATCCTGCTGCTTGTCACCGGCGTGCAGTCTTACCGGCTGAAAAGTGCTCACGGCAGGATTGATGCACAGCAGACCACCATTGAGGACCAGGGCAAAAAGCTGAGCCAGAAAAACAGCCAGCTGATTGCCCTGAACATCCTGACGCAGACCAGCAGCCAGGCGCAGACGCAGCTTTACGCCGCCGCAGAACGCAACGGCCAGCTGCTGCGCGACCGGCAGCGAAAGATTGAGGAACTGAAACGTGAAAATGAAGATCTGCGCCGCTGGGCTGATGCCGCTCTGCCTGATCCTGTTGTCCGGCTGCGCCAGCGACCGGCCCTCTCAGGAGGTGAATCTTACCGTGAGTGGCTGTCCGAAAATTACCCGCTGCCAGCTGGACCCGGCAGCACCGCGCACTAACGGCGACCTTCTGGCCCTGCTGGACGAAACGGAGGCCGCCTGGGCGGCGTGTGCCGGTAAGGTCGATACCATCATCAGCTGTCAGGAAAAAGACGATGAACAAGCCGCAGTCCTTACGCAGCGCCCTGAATAAGTCCGTTCAGTATGTGGCCGACAACCCGGACCGCCTGCACCTGTTCGTGGACAGCGGCCAGCTGGTCGCCACGTCCGCCGCGTCCCTGTCGTGGGAGTATCGCTACACGCTGAACGTGGTGATCACCGACTTTACCGGCGACCAGAACCTGCTGATGGCACCGGTGCTTTTGTGGCTGCGGGAAAATCAGCCCGACGCGCTGCAGAACAGCGAAGCGCGCGAAAGGCTGTTTTCGTTTGAGGTCGATATTCTGGGAAATGACCGCTGCGACATCAGCATGGACCTGAAGCTGACCGAGCGCGTGGTAGCAACCACTGTAGACGGTAAAATCAGCATTGAGGCGGTGCCGGAGCCGGGCGTACCGGAGGAATCCTGGACGGTGAAACGTGGCTGAACTTCATGAAGTGGACGCGTTGCTGGCGGCGCTGCTGTCACAGCTGGAGCCTGCCGCCCGGAAAAAGATGCTGCGCGAGGTGGCACGCGACGTGCGCCGCATTCAGCAGGCAAACATCACTGCGCAGCGCTCGCCTGATGACACCGCATGGGAGCCGCGCCGCGTTAGTGCCCGCAGTAAAAAGGGCCGCATCCGTCGCGGCATGTTTGCGAAGCTGAAAACAGCGAAGTATCTGAAGGCGCAGGCTGGCGCGGACGCCGCTGAGGTTGCCTTTGTGCCGGGGGTTCAGAAGCTGGCCCGCGTCCATCATTACGGCCTGCGGGATCGGGTAAGCCGTCGCGGACCGATGGTGAAATATGCAGAACGTTCGCTGCTGGGCGTGAACGGCGACGTGGAAAACACGGTGCGTGAAACCCTCCTGCGGTGGTTAAGTGAAACTTAGTTTCACAAACGCCACTTAACCACTTTGCTTAAAGGGTGGTTGCTTTTAGCCCATCTGGCTAGATCACCTATTATCCCTTTTTCATTAAGAAAAATATCAGCAGTATATGGACTGATATAAGGGGACATTTCGCTAACAGGAACATCATGCTTTATGAGTTCATCTCTGAACTCATAATTCCAGTTTGCAAGAGCTGCGATTTTTAAGGCTACATTTGTGTTCTTTAACTTATGGTAAATTTTTTTGGCATCATCCAGTTTACATCTCTCCCCTAAAGTAACGCTCATTATTGCTTCAAGAGGTATGTCCATTGTGTAGATGTCATATTTATTACCTGAAGTTTTGATCCGCTTGCAGTCCTTTAATGATCGAGCTAAACGCCACTCTTTTTCATAATTCCATATATTTGATTTAGCGCATAGCTCTGAAATTGGTAAGGGTTCACCGCTTAGAAAGTAATCCATATGCAATTTAGGTCTGTTCTGAATATATTCAATCTCAAATGCACCTTGGAAAAACTCATGGAATTCGTCGAATTCAATTACAGCGCCAGAGTACTCACACGCATAATGCGCCCACATCAAATGAGAGCTTTGATTTTTTGTAATGCATAACATACCTACTGTACTGTCAATTTTCGATCTCAATTCACGAGCATAAACATCATTGCAATTATCATGAGTGAATTCTGATGGAAGTAGGTATTTCTTTATATCTCTGGTTTGAGAAAGCACATCAAAACGCAACTCGATATTTCCCTCCATCCCAATGTGCGGGTTATAAACTTCAACAGCAAGTTCGAATGGATCATTAAAAGCTCCAGGCTGAGTAAGGCGGATACTTCCTGCAAGGATTTTCTGAAGCGTGTCAATGCTGACGTATTTATAGAAGGACATTGCCGACCTGCTTTGTAGTGACGTTGTGTGAGTCTCCACACAATACCATGTCAATGATTGCTTTCAATTTTGAAGGCATCTTTCCTGCATGAATGAAAAAATGACTGAAATTATGCGCCTTATCACCAACCTGATCCGCACCGGCACCGTCTCCGAAGTGGACCCGGTGAACTGGCTGTGCCGGGTGAAAACGGGCGACCTCGAAACCAACTGGATCAACTGGCTCACCCTGCGCGCCGGCAGCACACGCACATGGTGGCAGCCCACCGTCGGGGAACAGGTTGTGCTGCTGAGCCTGGGCGGCAACCTTGAAACCGCCTTTGCGCTGCCCGCCATTTATTCCGAAGCCTTTCCGCCGCCCGACTATTCAGAAGACGGCACCACCACTGTGTTTAAGGACGGCGGCTGGTTTCAGTACGAGCCGCAAACCGGCCAGCTGCTGATAAAGAATATTAAAAGCGTGCGCATTGAAGCGGCAGACGGCATTCAGCTGATCACCGACGTGCTGGGGATAGAGGCCAGCCAGACCAGGATTAACGGTGACACCACGATGAACGGTGATGTGACACACGGTGGCGGTTCAATGCGTTCAAACGGCGTCGTGGTGCATACCCATAAGCACGGCGGCGTGAAGTCCGGCGGCGACACGTCAGGAGGCCCGCAATGATGTATCTCGGCATGAACCGCGACACCGGCGAAGTCATTACCGACATCGAACACATCCGGCAGAGCGTGCGCGACATACTGATCACCCCGGAAGGCAGCCGCATTGCCCGGCGTGGTTACGGTTCGCTGCTGTCGGTGCTGATTGACCAGCCGCAGAACGACGCCACCGAACTGCAGGTGATGGCCGCCACCTACACCGCACTGAGCCGCTGGGAGCCGCGCATCCGGCTGGCCTCGGTAAACATCACGCGCAATGCGGACGGATCTATGCAGGTTGATCTTAGCGGTCAGCGCGCCGACGGCTCGCCGCTTTCTCTGACGGTTTCAACGGGGGTGAACAGTGGCGGTAATTAACCTTTCGCAGCTGCCTGCACCGCAGATTATTGAGGTGCCGGACTTTGAAACACTGCTGGCTGAGCGCAAAGAGGCGCTGATTGCGCTTTATCCGGTGGATGAACAGCCCGCCATGCGCCGCGTGCTGGCTCTGGAGTCTGAGCCGATTGTGAAAAGCCTGCAGGAAAACACCTACAGGGAAATCCTGCTGCGCCAGCGAATTAACGAGGCGGCGCAGGCGGTGATGGTGGCCTACGCCATCGGCAGCGATCTGGACCAGCAGGCCGCCCGCAATAACGTGAAGCGCCTGACCATTACGCCTGCGAATCCCGACGCGGTGCCGCCGGTGGATGCGGTGATGGAATCGGACGACGCACTGCGCGTGCGCGTGCCGGAGGCGTTTGAGGGGCTGAGCGTGGCCGGACCGACGGGCGCGTATGAGTTTCACGCAAAAAGCGCCGATGGCCGGGTGCAGGACGTGTCCGCCATCAGCCCGTCACCGGCGACGGTGCTGATCACTGTCCTGAGCCGCGAAGGCGACGGCACGGCGGCAGCAGATTTGCTGACCACAGTGAACACCGCGCTGAACGCCGACAGCGTGCGCCCGGTGGCTGACCGCGTGACGGTTCAGGGAGCAGCTATCCGCAGCTACAGCGTGAAGGCCAGGCTGCACCTGTTTGACGGCGTGGCCGCCGGTCCCTGCCTTGAGGCGGCAAACGCGAATCTGGCTGCTTACCTGACCGAACAGAAAAAGCTGGGGCGCAGCGTGCGGCGTGAGTCTTACGGGGCGGTGATGCGCGTGGCCGGTGTGGACTGGGTGGAAATCACCGAACCGGCGCAGGACATCATCATGGACCGCACGCAGGCGGGCTATTGCACCGGCACGGACATTTCCGTGGCGGGCGATCAGGGGGTGACATGAGCAACAGCAGCCTGATGCCGCCCGGTTCGTCTGCGCTTGAGCGCCGCCTGGCAGAAGCCTGCAGCGGCATTTCCGGGCTGAACGTGCCGCTGCGGGATTTATGGAACCCGGCCACCTGCCCGGCGGGCTTCCTGCCTTATCTGGCCTGGGCGTTTTCGGTGGACCGCTGGGACGAAAGCTGGGCGGAAAGCATCAAGCGGCAGGTGGTCAGCGATGCGTTTTACATTCATCAGCACAAGGGCACCGTCAGCGCCATCCGCCGCGTGGTGGAGCCGTTCGGCTTCCTGATCCGGGTTATTGAGTGGTGGAACAACGGCGAAGCGCCCGGCACGTTCCGCCTGGACATTGGCGTGCAGGACCAGGGCATTACAGAAGAAACCTACGCGGAACTGGAGCGGCTGATAAGCGACGCGAAGCCGTGCAGCCGCCACCTGCTGGAGATGTCCATCAACCTGCAGAGCGGCGGGACGTTATTCACCGGCGCGGGCAGCTATGACGGCGACGATCTCACCGTCTACCCCTACACCCCGGACATTATCTCCGTCGGCGGCCAGAGCTACACGGGCGCGGCGGTTCACGTTATCGACCTGATGGAAGTGGGACCATGACAAAATTCTATGCCATTGTGACCAGCACCGGCGCGGCAAAGATTGCCAACGCCGTGTCGCTCGGCACAAAACTGAACATCACGCACATGGCCGTGGGCGACGGCGGCGGCACGCTGCCGACACCGAACGCCAGCCAGACGAAGCTGGTTAACGAGGTGCGCCGCGCCGCGCTTAACTCGTTGACTGTGGACGCGGCCAACAGCAGCCAGATTATTGCAGAGCAGGTTATTCCGGAAACCGAGGGCGGATTCTGGATCCGGGAAATGGGGCTGTTTGACGGTGACGGCACGCTGATTGCCGTGTGCAACACCGCCGAAACCTACAAGCCGCAGCTGCAGGAGGGCAGCGGGCGCACCCAGCGGCTGCGCATGATCATCATCGTCAGCAGCACCGACGCCGTGACGCTGAAGGTGGACCCGTCCGTGGTGCTGGCAACACGCCAGTACGTTGATGAATCCGCTATCACTGTCAAACAGTACGCAGACAGCGCGGCAGGCAGTGCGCTTAATAATGCGAAGTTATACACGGATGATGAAGTTAAAAAGGCCGCAAAGACCAGCAGTGATGCATTACAAAGCCACATTAAAGATGAGAATCCGCACACGCAGTATCTTAAGACCGCGAGCGCCCTGGCTGAACTGAAAGAGGCAGGGAAGGTTGCCACGGCGTTAAATAACCTCGGCATTCTTGGCGCTGCATTGCGTGATGTCGGTACGGCAAAAAGTCAGATCCCTGATATGGGTTATTTTGGCCTGTCGGCAGCGGCTCCGGGCTATCAGATTCTGCCGGGCGGACTGATATTGCAGTGGGGAATTGCGGCGGTGCCTGTTGCAGGAAGCGTGAACGTAAAGTATCCCCTGTCAATTGATGTAGGTCTGGCGCAGTTTGCTACGCCGGTCGATGTCAGCTCCACGAACAATTACCGCGTCGGAGTAGCGACGTCGGATAAGAACGGCATAACTCTTACTTCAACCAACACGGCAAGCGTAACGGGCGTGATGTGGCTGAGCATCGGCAAACTGAATCAGCAGGTTTAATATGGAAAATAAATTTTATTTCGCATCCTCAACAGGTGGTTTTTATCAGTCCGCAGTGCACCGGGTTATGCCCGAAGATGCACAGGAAATCAGTGAAAAAAACTATCTTGCGCTGCTGGAGGGCCAGTCCGATGGCAGCGAGATTATTTCTGATGCAAAAGGATTACCGGTGCTTGACCGGCCCGCCGGCCCGTCTGCAGCAGAAAAAATTGCTGCAGCAGAGGCCGAAAAATTAAGGCTTCTTTCTGTCGCTGCGCTCAGAATCGCGCCGCTGCAGGATGCGGCAGACCTTAAAACACAAATCGAAGGGGAGCAGGCCGCACTGGAGAAGTGGAAAGCCTATCGTATCCAGGTAAATCGAATAGATACTGCGGCTGTAAAGGATATCGTCTGGCCGGACCTGCCTGACGCCTGACAGGAGGCCCGCTGCGGGCCTTTTTTCATTGTGTGATTTTCCACACAATGCCATCAGGATGCACCCGCGCCCGCGACCTTTCACCATAGCGGAACCCCTTCACAGGAGAACCGCCACATGGCAGATGATTATCACCACGGCGTGCGCGTTGAGGAAATCAACGAGGGCACCCGAACCATCACCACCGTCAGCACCGCGATTGTCGGGCTGGTCTGCACCGGCGACGACGCCGACGCGGCCACCTTCCCGCTCAACCGCCCGGTGCTGTTAACCGACGTACTCACCGCCAGCGGCAAGGCCGGGGAATCCGGTACGCTGGCCCGCTCACTGGACGCCATCGCCGATCAGTCCAAACCCGTCACCGTCGTCGTGCGCGTGCCGCAGGGTCAGACCGAAACGGAAACCACCGCCAACATTATCGGCGGCGTGACCGACGGGCAGCGCACCGGCATGAAGGCGCTGCTGGCCGCGCAGTCCGTATGCGGCGTAAAGCCCCGCATTCTGGGCGTACCGGGGCACGACACCAAGGCCGTTGCCACCGAGCTGCTGAGCGTGGCGCAGAGCCTGCGCGGCTTTGCCTACCTGTCCGCGTATGGCTGCAAGAGCGTTGAAGAGGCGATTGCCTATCGCAGCAACTTCAGCCAGCGCGAAGGGATGCTGATCTGGCCTGACTTCATCAATTTTGACACCGTGCTGAAGGCGGACGCGACGGCTTACGCTACCGCCCGCGCGCTGGGCCTGCGCGCCAAAATCGACCAGCAGACCGGCTGGCATAAGTCCCTGTCAAACGTCGGCGTGAACGGCGTTACCGGCATTTCAAAAGACGTCTTCTGGGACCTGCAGGATCCGGCCACTGATGCGGGCCTGCTGAACCAGAACGACGTCACCACGCTGATCCGCAAAGACGGCTTCCGCTTCTGGGGTTCCCGCTGCCTCAGCGACGATCCGCTGTTTCAGTTTGAGTGCTACACCCGAACCGCGCAGGTGCTCATGGACACGATGGCAGAAGCGCAGATGTGGTCCGTTGACGGCGCGCTGAACCCGTCACTGGCCCGTGACATCATCGAGAGCATCCGCGCGAAGCTGCGCAGCCTGGTGAATCAGGGCTATCTGATTGGCGCGGACTGCTGGCTGGACGAGAGCGTAAACGACAAGGACACGCTTAAGGCGGGCAAGCTGCTGATTGATTACGACTATACGCCGGTGCCGCCACAGGAAAACCTGCTGCTGCGCCAGCGCATCACTGACCAGTACCTGGTCGATTTCAGCAGCCGCGTCAGCGCATAAGGAGACTGAAAGATGGCATTACCCCGCAAACTCAAGCACCTGAACGTGTTCAATGCAGGTAACAACTGGCAGGGGCTGGTTGAGTCCGTGACGCTGCCGAAAGTCACCCGTAAGTTCGAAAAATATCGCGGCGGTGGCATGGCCGGTGCGGTGGACATCGACATGGGCCTGGATGATGGTGCGCTGGATACGGAGTTCACCGTAGGCGGCACTGAAGCCCTGCTGTTTAAGCAGCTTGGCACCGAAACCGTGGATGGCATCCAGCTGCGTTTTACCGGCTCCATTCAGCGCGACGACACCGGCGAAGTGCAGGCTGTCGAGCTGGTGACGCGCGGACGCTATAAGGAGCTGGACTCCGGCGAATGGAAAACCGGCGAATCCAGCACCACCAAAGTGTCCGCCACCAACAGCTACGCAAAGCTGACCATTAACGGCGAAGTGGTTTACGAGATCGACATCGTGAACATGATCCACATCGTGGATGGTAAGGACCTGATGGAAGCGCACCGCAACGCGCTGGGCCTGTAATCACACCGGCAGGCCGCGCGCCTGCCGCTTATCTCTCTTTTTTAACGGAAAAGCATCATGACTGATAAAACCGCTCCAAATGAAAAAGTCGTCGAGCTGGACACCCCGATCTTGCGCGGCAAAACCGAAATCACCTCCGTCACCGTGCGCAAGCCGCAGTCCGGTGCGCTGCGCGGCACCCGCCTGCAGGCGCTGCTGGACATGGACGTGAACGCACTGATCACCGTACTGCCGCGTATCACCACCCCGGCCCTGACCACGGCAGAAATCAACGAAATGGACCCCGCCGATCTGGTGAGCCTGTCTGTAGAGGTGGTTACTTTTTTGCTGAAGAAGTCGGTCCTGTCGGATTTAGCGACGGCCTGACGGTAGACGATCTGGTGGCGGACATCGCTACCGTCTTTCACTGGCCGCCCTCCGTTACCGAGTCCATGACGCTGACGGAGGTTCTGGAGTGGCGGCATAAAGCAATCCTGCGACACAGGGCCAGCGATGAGTGATAAAAATCTGCGTCTGCAGGTCGTGCTGGGCGCGGTCGATAAGCTGACGCGCCCCTTCCGCAGCGCCCGCGACAGCACACGGGAGCTGGCTGGCACGCTGCGCGACACCCGCAACACCCTTAAAGAGCTGGACGCACAAGCCGGGCGTATCGACGGCTTTCGCAAGACACGCTCACAGCTTGCCATCACCGCGAATAACCTTAAAGCCGCCCGCGAAGAAGCGGCCCGGCTGGCCGTGCAGTTTACGGAAACAAACAGGCCCACAGCTGCACAGGCCCGCGTGCTGGAGCAGGCAAAAAACCGCGCCAGCCAGCTGCAGCAGACTTACAACGGGCTGCGCCTGTCGGTGCAGCGTCAGCGTGAGGCGCTGGGCGCTGCCGGTATCGACACGAAGAAGCTGAGTCAGGCACAGCGTGAGCTGAAAAGTCAGTCTGACGAGGCGCGCGCCGCCATTGACCGGCAGCAGCAGTCGCTTAAAAAGCTGGGAGAGCGGCAGGCAAAGCTGAGCGCGGTACGTGAGCGATATTCCCGATCGCTTGAGGTGCGCGATCGCGTGGCCGGTGCAGGAGCGGCAACGTCTGCCGCCGGGCTGGCAATGGGTGCGCCGGTGCTGGCCGCCGTGAAATCTTCAGCGGCAATGGAAGACGCCATGAAAGGCGTGGCAAAGCAGGTTAACGGGCTGCGCGACGACAAAGGAAACCGCACGAAGCAGTTCTATGACATGCAGGCTGCCATCAAGGCTGCCAGTGAGCAGCTGCCGATGGAAAACGGCGCGATTGACTACGCCGCGCTGGTTGAGGGTGGCGCGCGCATGGGCGTGACAAACCAGAACGATTCTTATGAGGACCAGAAGCGGGATCTGCTGGCCTTTGCCACCACGGCGGCGAAGGCATCGACCGCGTTTGAGCTGCCCGCCGGTGAGCTGGCTGAAGGGCTGGGCAAGATTGCGCAGCTGTACAAAATCCCCACCCGCAACATTGAGCAGCTGGGCGACGCGCTGAACTATCTGGACGATAACGCCATGTCCAAAGGTTCGGACATCATCGACGTGCTGCAGCGTATGGGCGGCGTGGCTGACAGGCTGGACTACCGCAAGGCCGCCGCGCTTGGCTCAACCTTCCTCAGTCTGGGCGCAACGTCGGAAACCGCCGCCAGTGCGGCGAACGCCATGGTGCGCGAGCTGTCCGTTGCGACCATGCAGGGCAAGTCGTTTATGGGCGGCATGGCGCTGCTGAAACTCGATCCGGCAAAGATTGAAAAGCAGATGACCACGGACGCGATGGGAACCATCCAGCGCGTGCTGGAAAAGGTCAACAACCTGCCTGCTGATAAGCGCCTGACGGCCATGACGATGGTTTTCGGCAAGGAGTTCGGCAAGGATGCGGCCAAACTCGCTAACAACATGCCGGAGCTGAGGCGACAGCTGCAGCTGACGCAGGGCGACGGGGCGAAAGGCTCCATGCAGAAAGAGTCGGACATCAATAAGGACTCGCTTTCTGCACAGTGGATGCTGACCAAAACCGGCGTTTCCAACACCATGAGCGGCCTGGGCGATTCGCTGCGCACGCCGCTGATGGACATCATGAACATGGTGAAAAAAGTCACCGGCGTGACCCGCCGCTGGGTGGAAAACAATAAAGAGCTGGCGGGCACACTGGTAAAAGCTGCTGCAGTCATATCCGTGATTGTGCTGGCACTGGGCACGTTCATGATCGGCCTTGCGGCGGTGCTGGGGCCGATGGCGCTGCTTAGACTCAGCTTTAACGTACTGGGGATAAAAGCATTCAGCGCCTTCGGGCTGATTAAAAGCGCCATCGGCATCGTGGGGAACGGCGTGCTGTGGCTGGGGCGGCTGATGTTCGCAAACCCGATTCTGGCCGTTATCGGACTGATTGCCGCCGGGGCGCTCCTTATCTGGCAGAACTGGGACACGCTGGGACCGAAACTTGCCGCGCTGTGGGACGGCATCAGCACAAAGGTCAGCAGCGTCTGGACCGCGATTCGCACCTATATCAGCACAAAGTGGGGCGAGATTGTAGCCGACGCGAAGGCGCTGCCCGCGCGGTTTCAGGAGGCCGGTTCACAGATGATTGACGGCCTGATGGCGGGTATCAGTCAGAAGTGGGACGCCATCAAAAACAAGCTGTCGTCACTGACCGACTACCTGCCGGACTTTCTGAAGCCGGGCGGCGATAAGTCTGGCGGGCCGCAGCTGCCGCGACCGGCGACAGTAAAAACGGGCGGCGATATATCCCTGCCGCCGGGCGGGTTCCCCGGCTTTGCGGGCATGTACGACAGCGGCGGCTTTATTCCGTCCGGGCAGTTCGGTGTTGCCGGTGAAAACGGACCGGAACTGGTCAGCGGTCCGGCGAACGTGACCAGCCGCCGGAGCACTGCACGGCTGGCAGCACTGGCTGCGCTGACGCTGGGCGGTGCCGGAGCGACGGCGGAGGCGAAGCCGCTGCACCCGCTCAGCCTGCCGGTTCAGGCGTACCGGCAGGAAGCACCGCGCATGAGTGGCAATGCTGCACAGGGAGTTGCGCCGCAGATTCACGCCTCCTTCACCATTGTGCAGCAGCCGGGGCAGAGCCAGCAGGATCTGGTTGATGAGGTGATGCGCAGGATTGAGGCAAAAGAGCGGCAGGCGCAGGCCCGCGCCCGCAGCAGTTACCGGGACAGGGGAGGACTTGAGGAATGATGATGACGCTGGGCTTATTCGTTTTCATGCTGAGAACGGTGCCCTATCAGGAGCTGCAGTATCAGCGCAGCTGGCGCTTTCCGTCAAACAGCCGTGTAGGGGTGAGGCCGTCGCTGCAGTTCTTAGGCCCGGACAACGACACGCTGACGCTTTCCGGCGTGCTGCTGCCGGAGATTACCGGCGGCAGACTGTCGCTGTTTGCGCTGGAGCAGATTGCAGAGCTGGGCCGCGCGTGGCCGCTTATTGAGGGCAGCGGGACAATTTACGGCATGTTCGTGATTGAAAGCCTGAGTCAGACCAAAGCGGAATTCTTCAGCAGCGGCGTGTGCCGCCGCATTGAATTCACGCTGACGCTGAAGCGCACCGATGAATCACTGGGGGAAATGTTCGGCAGCCTCAGCGATCAGCTGTCTGCCATGCAGGGTGCAGCAGTTACCGCTGCCGGGAAGGTGAGCGCCGCAGCAGGAGGGTTATTCTCATGATGACAACCCCGTGGATTAACGGGCAGCAGAATTCCCCCGCATTCCGTCTGATGATGGACGGCGCAGACATCACGCAGAAGCTTGAAAAGCGCCTGCTGAGCCTGACGCTCACTGATAACCGGGGCTTTGAGGCGGACCAGTTGGACATCGAACTGGACGACGCAGACGGCCAGCTGCAGCTGCCGCGCCGGGGCGTCGTGCTCTCGCTGTCGCTGGGCTGGCAGGGAGAGGCACTTTTTCCGAAAGGCAGCTATACGGTTGACGAAATCGAGCACAGCGGCACGCCTGACCGGCTGACGCTGAGGGCGCGCAGCGCGGACTTCCGACAGACGCTGAACACGAAGCGGGAGAAGTCCTGGCACAAAACCACTGCAGGCGAAATTGTCCGGGACATCGCCGGACGCCACAAGCTAAAGGCGGCAATGGGTGAAGACATGGCCGCCGCAGAAATTGACCACCTTGACCAGACCAACGAATCAGATGCCAGCTTTCTGATGCGCCTTGCTAAACAGTGCGGCGCAGTGGCCTGCGTCAAGGGCGGGAATCTGCTGTTCATCCGCCAGGGACAGGGGAAGACGGCAAGCGGCAAGGTGCTGCCGGTAATCACCCTTCAGCGCAGAGACGGAGACAGCCACCGCTTCACCCTGGCGGACCGCGACTCTTACACCGGCGTGATCGCCAGCTGGCTGCACACCCGCGAACCGGCAAAGAAGCCGGTGGCGAAGGTGAAGCGCAGGCGACGTAAAACCACGGCGAAGAAGAAAGAGCCAGAGGCGAAGCAGGGGGATTACCTGATCGGCACGGATGAAAACGTGCTGGTACTGAGCCGCACTTACGCAAACCGGGGCAACGCAGAGCGTGCTGCCAAAATGCAGTGGGAACGCCTGCAGCGCGGTGCTGCAACGTTTTCTATTCAGCTGGTAAAGGGGCGCGCGGAGCTATATACGGAAATGCCGGTGAAGGTTAGCGGGTTCAAGCAGCAGATTGATGCCGGGGAATGGATCATCACAACGCTGACGCACAGCCTGAACAATGATAGTGGATTTACTACCAGTGTAGAACTCGAAGTGAAAATTGACTCATTAGAAATGGAATAA